TACACCAGCAGGGCCAGAGATTATGATAGCACGGTTAGTTGCACCCGCAGCGGCAGAAATACCTGCTGTAGCGAGAGTCGAGTTCGCCACGATAGCAGCGATATGAGTGGTCATAGTCGTAGCATGGTCAGTTGCAAAAGTCGTCGCAACAGACGTGCCGTTAATTACTGTAGTAATTACGTTAGATGTTACAAGGTCTGCACTGAGAGTGACAGTTACCTTATCCTTGTGCGCATTGTAGGCTTTGTTGAAAACTCCAACAGGGCCATATACCGGCGCACCAAAAGCAATATCTTCCTGAGCAATAGCGGATTCCACATCGTTATCAGCACCAATGAGGAGACCAGCAATAGCCACATCAGGAGTTCCATAAGCTGCCATGTCTTACTCCTTATCTTTGATCTTGTACTGCTCTGCTCTTTCTTTGAGCATCCTAGCACGAGCTTCACTTTCGAGATTACCATTCGCACTGTCTGAGTGGAGTTCACCACCACCCGCTGCACGAACACTTTCATCAGTCACCGCTGTGAGTACTTCTTTAGCACAGTCAAACCGTGCAGAAACATACGCAGCATCTTTACCTGTAAGATCACAAGCAGGGAATGCCTTTTTAATAACAGCAACAACAATATCTGCTTCTGCCATATCAGCTTTCACTTCTACTTCGGCTTTCTGTGCAACCGCCAAGATATCAAGACGCTTGGCTACACGGGCCTCAATCATTGCCTCATCTATACGAGCTGCCTCAAGTTCTTTCACCTTCTTATCACTTGCATCAAAACGTTCTTTAAGAGAATCACGTTCTGCTTCCACAGTAGATTTCTCTGCTACGGTAGTATCAAGCTTTACTTGAAGGGAATCTGCTCTGGTCTGTTCCGCGTTAAGCTTTACGATAACAGTCTCTTCCGCAGAGTAGTCAATCCCATCAAGCTTAACAGTTTTCAGGTTTTCAGCCATTACATCCTCCTTATTAGTATCTGTATTATTAGCCACTACTGTGGCATTATCCACCATTTCTGCATCAGAAGAGTCCATACGTAAGACTGCCTGATCACCTTGTCGTCCTGCAAATACTAATGCTAGATGGTCTCCACGAAGATTGGTCTGTACAGCATCGTATTCCTGTCCACACCAAATTCCTGCTTCCTGAACCATATCGCACACATATCCAACGCTCAGAGATTGCATACCTGAGTTAACGGCTTGTATACCATCCGCTCTAGTTACATGTATTACATTAGAAAGATAGACGTTATCGCCAACTGGCGCGTTGTCGGTTCTTCCTACGGACAACTCTGCTATTAAAGTAGGATCCTTAATAAGTTTACCATCGGGCGTATACTTATGTCCTATGTAAATGGGCATATTCTTAGTAGACTCTACAAAAGCTGTATCAAAAACGGCTTCTGGAGTTCGTAATTCTCTCTGAATGGTACCATCACTTCTGCGATAAGGAAAAACACCTATAGAAGTAAGAATAGCACGAGCCTCTATCGACCCGTCCTCTTTGATTACTGCTTTACTTGTAAGTGCCTCTCCTGTAGAGAGATCATATCGAACTACTTCTGCCATTTTATTTCTTGGTTCCCTTAGATGACTTTGTTTTTCCGCCTTTCTTGCACGCCATAGAAAGTCCTCCTCGAATAATGTAGTTGCAATTATAACAAGTCTAATTCAGAAGTCAAGAGATACCCTTATCTGGTTTCTCGTATCTAAATTTTTCCGTTTTTACGATTTCTATAAATGTACCTTTCTCAGACAAGGTAATTTCTACACTCCCATATGGAGTCGCTTCAATGAGTCGTTTTATTTGTTCCAGTAGCTCTGGTGTACATTTCATATCATGCTTCCTTCATCTATATCTTTCAGATACCTTTCCCAACTAGGTGCCGCCAAACATCTACATGCTATGGCAAATCCCGGATGGGACGGTTCCATCTTGCCTGTTTTCTGTACCCAACTCTTTGTGCTAAAGTCGTAATATACCGCAGCATTCTTCCACGAACACAGCACATCTTGCATAATCCAGTGGGATGGAATAGCCTTTGGAAACTTTCCAGAAGGGTTCCCTCGCACACGCTCGTCATGAGATGTCATCCAATAGTATGTTTCCATACCGATAGACTGATACTGCGCTTTGGTTATAGCTCCATTAAGTTTTCCTATCTGATCTCTGGCTGTTAGACGAGCACGCCATCCTACCATCTGATCAGAAAGTTTTGTAATCTCATCTGTAAGTTTATTAAATGACCACCCTTGCTGTACTCCTGTTATGACTGTACTATTTAGTTTACGAACGTACTCTTCTCCGAGACCCTTTATAAGCCTATAGTTTTCTTGCTCCCATAATGAACGTACTTCTGGCCACCATGGTTGATCTACTGTAATAGGAGTTCCTGCAACTATAGCGATTTGCGACTCAAAGAAATTTGTATTCTTGCCAAGTATCTTTTCTGCAAAGCCCCTGACAAGTTGTCCAAGATCTGCTACTATAAAGGTAGAACCATAATTTACATCTATAAAATCATCCAACTGCTTCATAATAGAGTCCAGTTCTGTATCTGCACTATCAGACTTTACAGGAGACCAACGGGTTAGAAATGGGATAAGGAGTTCCCATGATTTTCGTACTAAAGCTTTATTCTTGTTAGTTATATCACTAGCATATGCGCGTTCTATCCCTATAGGATAAACCATAGCACGGGGTTTTATTTTTTGTGTTCGTTTTCTTTGTGCTGGAGACATTGCCCTTCTATATAAGGAGAGCAATGTCTTGAAATTATTTTCCGTTGGTGCCATTGGGTACCGTCTTGCCTGTCATAGGCATAGTTGTAGTTGGAGGTGGTGGATCATCTACTGGCTCAGTGTATTCATCCTCATATCCCAATTCCTTAGCGTATTCTTGACCATCCCGAATTCCTGCTTCCACCAAAGCCATGTTTATATCATGGTAAATCTTTGCTGTCTGCGCTATCTGGTAATCTACTTTAGCCTTTTCCTCTTCACTCATCTGGTAAAGGCTATTAAAAGTTATAGAGATATCTTCTGGTGCGATTTTCTTAGTACGTGCAATAAGTCCTACCAGACGACGTATAGCTGGCATAAGCTTATTTCTCTGATCAGCTTCTATCAAGTCATAGTAAATACGATTATCTTGCTCAGAACCGCCTTGAGCATTAAGACCACTCGGAGTTTTTCCATAAAGACGAGATACAGGAATACCTGTAGAACCAGAAAGGTTTAACATGAAACGGTCAACAATTTCAGGAAGTGATGCAAGAGAAGTATACTCACGGGTGAATTGCTCATCTACATCAAGAACACGCGCATTAAGAACACTGGTGCTCATCTCTAGGGCACGAAGACGTTTAGAAAGTTTTTCTTCTCCACCCGCTGCAAGTAGCTGTGCTAATCCCTTGAACTTATACGTACCAGAACAATACCCATATAGGATGTTTACTATGGAGGTATTTATACCGCCGAGATCTCGCAAGGCAGAGTTAATGGGCTGTAAACTGGACATGCCCCAATACTTTGTATAATCAGGTACTGAACTATAGCTAGTTGTGGGTATTTGATCATTCTTTAATTCTATAACACGGGTGTAATGAATAAACATATCATACTGCTCACGATTTACGGTGTATCTAACCTTGTATTGTAAGATTTTACCAAATGTCGGAGACGATAAAGAGGTATCATAGATAGAGCTAGTAATATCCACACAGGTACGGTCTATTACTTTAAGATATTCTATTGCCCGAATTTTATCTTCTGCAAGTGGCTGATCTACTGACCTTCCATCGAGGGCACCAATAAGAATAAGGGAGCCTCCATACAAACGTCTCCATCGGACGGCAGTATTAAGGGCTTCCTCTGCATTGAGTCTCTCCAAATCGGGTGTGATCTGTTCATCGGCGTATTCATCCTCTAGGGAAATCCATTCACGGGTAGAATCATCTGCAACGACATTGACTATACGAGACGCGAGACCTTCACCAAGATATAATTGGGATAAGGTAGCATCGTCAAGAAACACTGCATTCCCGTAGGTGGTATATTGGGATCTATCTTGGGCTTGACCAAGACCTATGATCATATTATCCCAACCATCCTCATGGAATACTTCGGTTACTGTATTTGTTGCAGGAATTACCTTTCTAGGTCTTCCGGGTTTACGTTTTTCAGTTTCTTCGGGCACAAGGGCCTCCTGTGAATATATGAAACCATATTAAGGCGTAAGCCCAAAAACTGTCAAGCTATACCCTTAGTTATAAAGAGCCATCCAATCCCCCCCTATAGAGAATCCACCGTGGAGAAGTATAGAGGCAGCACTATCAGGACAGTCATCTAGATACTTGGTGTCTTCTGACCAGTCTGTGATTTGCAGGAGGTATTCTTCGTCTGTTTCTTCTGCGAATATAATACTATCCCATTTATCTTTAAGGACAGAGGCTATTTTGAGTTGTTTATGCATAGACTCATTATAGAGTTCGGGGTATATCATAATCGTCTTAGCCAAAGGATGCTCTTCAAGCATATGAAGGGTGTAGCCTTTGTCGGAATTCTGTTCTGAGTATACTGTATGTGCGTCGTATTGCTGGAGACGCATGAAGATCTTAGGAATAATATCTTTAATATGTTCGTGCCAGACAAATCCTACCATATTCACTTTTCCATCTGGCATTTCTGCTGCTATAGTAAGGGCGGTAGTATCTGTACCACTATAAGAAGCATCAATATGTGCACATACTCTTTTATTGTGCGCTTTATTCCATCTGCCCATATGAGGATCAAAGAATATCTGGTCAGATTCATTCTTGTATGACAATTCATAGTTACAAGCAAAATATGCTGGGGACATGACGCTTCTGGCTTTTTCTATTTCTTCTTCTTTGATGAAAGGGAGCATTTGATAAGGATACTTAGGAATATTAATTCCTTCTGCCTCAAGGACTGACCAATAATCTTCTCTCTGATATGGTGTTCCTATAATTATGGAGTATCCTGTTTTTTTAACGATATTACCACGGGCTTCGGCCATAACAAGCTTTGTATAGTCTCGCTCAGATTGATAGAGGCGGTCTTGAAGGGTTACAACGTCGTCTGCTATAAGGACATCAACGTGAACACCTGTAAGATTACTATCTATCCCTACTGCCATAACCGTAGGCTCTGGTGAGCAGGAGGTTCTAACAGAAAGATTGATTCTTCCTTCTTTTCTTATATTGAAACGCCATTCTGCTTTGTCTGGGATCCTGCTATCTTTCATAGCAAACCAGCAGAAGGTAAGAAGCTCATGTATGATGGGGGATTCGCAAAGATTCATTATAGTACGGAGTACTTCAGCGGCATTACTATAACTTTTACGCATAATACAAATAGTTTCATTCTTATCTCGCATGAGACGGTA